CAGATACATTGCCTTTATTATTTCGTGTTCTAATTTTTGCAGTATAAATTGAAGGATTAACTCTACCAGGCAAAACAAAACTAGTTTGATCGGCGTTTAAAGTTCTCTTTATTGGAGTATCATAAGGCCCGCCATGAATTTCAACTTCATACCCTGCTAATTGATTGTATTTTCTTGCAACTGTTTCGTATTGAATTACAGTAGGACTTCTAGAAGACTCGAACGTTTTTGGTGTAGTATTATTTACACCACGTGTAAGCCCTGTCAAAGCATTTGGACTACCTAAATCAATTCCTGTAAACTTTATCCACTCTCTGTTGTCGCCCGAACCTATGCGAACAAAACCACCGTCAGCACTAAAGTACGAAGCATCGTTGACGTACATAATTTTATCGAGATCAGAAAGAGTAACAGAAAGATGCGTAACTGCCTCTACATGAGGGCTACCAACTTGCTTGTATACAGTTTCTGATGGTATTATTTCTTCAGGCTCTCCCCAAGACAGTACAGCTCGTGTAGTTCTTTGTATCGTTGTATCTTTATTTCTTCCTTCAGTAGAATTATCTCGTAAACCATAGTTAAAAGACTCTTGACCGTACATCAAAGACACGTCTGTTGGTTTTGGTATTTGTCCTTGTCTTGCTACAGGGACTTCTTCTGCTCTTGAAAGAGAAACAGCATATCCATGATCTATAGCATCAAATTTTCGGTCAAAGAAAAAAGAAGCAATAACTTCTACATTTTGATCGTCATCTTCTGCAATTCCTAAAACTTTATATTGTTTTGGCTCTTCATTTCCTCCAGCTTTATTTCGTATAGCATAAATAAATTCATCACTAGGCGCAGAACTAAAAGCAGAGCTAACAGTTATATGAGAAACTGTCCCCGAATTTGAAATATCTCTTCTTTCAAGATGACCCTCCCCCGCCCATTGAAGAGTAACTGCATTTCCACTATCATCAATAATACTGGAAGCAAGCTCTTCTGAATCTATAGTTACAGTTCCTCCTGGAGAACCAGCAGTAATCCCTGTTGAAACAACATCTCCACGACTATAACTAACACTATTGATTGTAGCGGAATCTTGATTAAGCAATGCTACAGGATCTGAGAAAAAGACATATACCTCGTAATCAGCAGAAGAAGATAAAGTAATAGGTCTATCAATAGCAAAACTTGTAGTGGTAGCTACCGGACTTTCAAGAGAGATTCTACCACTAAATTCTATTGAATTTCTTTGATGATCCTGAACAAAAATAATATCTCCAGGTTTAACAAAATAACCCGCTTCTGCTGTTTTAAATTTTACTAGTTCTGTTTCTTGTCTTCCAGTGATTAAATGCCATAAACCAACTCTTCTAGCCTGTCCTTTACTAGTGCATCCAAAAGCTGAAACATCATGAGGTACAAATCTATTTTTTTCTACTATATCATCATGGTCTTCTACTAACTCGACTCTTTGAGTAAAATTAGAGTCTGGATCATTCCAAGTTACACGAAATTGATTTTTTTGAATTCTGTCAGAAGTGCTTTCATAAGAAAATTTTCCGTCTATTACATTACCTTGAGTGAAAGTATACACAGGTTCTTTTGGAGCATCTTGTACAGCTACAACCTGACCATCCATCCAATAAGTCAAGCCCCTAAATACTGTAGCAAGATCCTTTAAAAGCTTATAAGCTTCTACTTGTCTAGTTATGTAAACATTACACGTAAATCTAGGCTCTTGCCCTCCTTTTCCGTCAGGAACAAGCTCATCACAATATCTCGCAATAGAATAAAGTGCATATTTATCGACTAAAGTTGGGTCAATTATCTTTCCAAGCCCGTAGCGTTTATTTGTACAAAGGTCATAAAACACCCAAGCAGGGTTGTTACAATAAACTAACTTGCCATTTGCAGATCCTCCACTAAAACTAGAAAGATCTCCTCTGAACGCTCCATTCCAATCTTGCTCTTTATTTTCATCTGTACCATTACTTACATTTCTAGTATACTTTGCTTGCAGAGAGCCTGCTTCTTCTCTAGTAATATAATTAGTAGGAACTTGAATTTTTAAACCTCTAATATGATAATTTCGTTTTGGAGGTTGAGTAAAATCTTCTGCTCCAAAAGTAACAGCTCCATAAGCAGAAAGAGGATACATTAAAGAATCTTCAACTAAGGCTTCGATTGTTTGCCAAGCAATTACACCTTGGTGTTTAAATTTTTCAGGAAGATCGTTTTCAGGTATTTCATCAGCACTAACTTTACGAACTCGTACTCTCCAATCTGTAAAAGGCTGATACTCTTCGATAGAAAAAGTTTTTTCGTGTAATTTTCTTTTATCAAACTTTCCTGTAATTATTCCACCATTATGATTTGCAGGAACAGTAAAACCAGAACCTGGACCTTCAGCTCCTGACTTATATAAATTTACAGGATCATAAGATTCTCTTCCTGCTAGTTTAACTCGATTAAAAGAAGCTCCGTTATCGTTACTATATTCAAAAAATATTTCAAGCTCAAAATAAGTAGTATGTTCATCACCATTACTTTCATCTATAATTCTCATTCCAGAAGGTATATCAAAAGTAAGTTTTATTCTATCAATTTCAGGTGCGTTTGCAATACCCATAGTATCACTACTTACTACACTATCAGAAGCTGTGCCTGTCCCAAAAGCTGAATTTTGTTTAAGAGTTATATTAGGTGCATGAAGATAGCTAGCATTTGTAGCTACATCGCCTTTCATTGGAATTGGAGCTTGATTTTCAGTTCCAGTTCTAAAGGCATACGAAACATTTGTAAAGTTCCATCTGCCTTTCGTACCATCTACATTAGGAACGATTGGAGGATTAATTATTACAGACTCATCAGTAACAGCAACAGTGGCTGCAGTTGCTAAAGTAATCGTATTAGCTACTTTATTTATAGAAGAAATTTTTGACTTATGACCAAATTTTACATCATTTGCCCCACTAACCCCTACTAAAGCTTTTGTATCTAAGTAAACTACCGTTGCAGAATCATAGCTAGTAATAGTTGCAAATAAAGAAGCACCGTTTGGTCCTGCTCCTGGAACTTCAACAGGAATTTGGTTTTCCCACCCTAGTTGCATATCAGGGCTTCCAGAGTCAAACCCTGCCATGCCCGAAGTGAAAAAACTTCCAGAAGCAACTAATCTGTTACTATTTGCTTGTATAGTAAAAGTAACTCCACCTAAAGCTTTTCCTGCTCCTAAAATCTGTACTGTTCTATCTGTTACAGAATCTGAGTCCATGTCATCAATCACAATGTCAGGAACAGTTAAGGTAGTAAGAGCATCTGCAGCTATTGTACCCGTAGTTACGATTTCTTTAAGAGCTGCATTTGTATCTTTGTCTCGAAGAGGTACTCCATTTAGAAAAACACCCTCTGCTTCATTTACGAGACCTTCTATAGGGCCTTCTGAAAGTAAATCGAACGCAAGTCCTGTCTGCTTTTGAGCCAGTGTAAGATCATTTCCACTTTGGGTAGCACCATATTTAGCGGCAGCTTCAGCTGCGCCTTCTATACTTTCAGTGTGAAAAAATTCTTCAGACATTAGGAGCCACCTCCTCCCCTAGCATCTTTACTTTCGTTAAAGTCGCCTGAACCATCTCCAGCATGAGACCTTCTCATTCCCTGTGATACTATTCGTCGAGTAGTCATAGTTTGATTTATTAGTCCTCCGCCCACCATCATTTCTCCGTAACAAATAGGAATAGGAAGGCCCTCTTTTATATGTTCAGAATTTCCATTAAATAAATAATTATCTGGAGTTTCTTTATCTATTTCAGGTCCAGGCATCATCATTTGATTTATTCCTGCCATTGCAAGAGAAGCTGCTATATTAACGGCTGCCATAGTAGCCAAAGAAGCCCCCAACGTGGAACCAGAAACAAAAGCAGTTCCTCCTGCAAAACCTCCCATTGATGCAAGAGTTTGTCCCGCAAAAACAGGAGCAAAAAATACAAAAGCTATTATAGCTATGGCTGCAAGTATTTTTCCTATACCACTCTTTTGTCCTGCAGGAACTGGGGTAATAATTATGTCCTCGTTTCCTACAGATAGTAGTAGTTCTTCTTCACCTACAAACTCTTTTCCCCTTTGCATAGTAAAATCTGTGCCATTCTCATGGCATTGAATTAAATACTCTTTAAAACCTTTTCTTTGGCACTCAATTAGTTTAAATATATCTTTAATGTAATCAACGTTCATTTCCCAAGTCTCACCAAATCGCTGACCCATTTCTCCTAATAATATTACTCTTTGCATTGTTTGTGCCTCAATATCTTGTACTTATTCTTACCCCATAAAGAGGAAGTTAAATTTTCTCTGCAAGACAGTCTGTTCTCTGCATGATGCAAAAATTTATCATTTCCTAAATAAACTCCGCAATGATTAGGTATAGAGGAATGAATATTAAATAAAAGCCCGTCATGCTTTTGTATACTTCCATCTATAACTTCTTCAAATCCATAATGTTGAAAAAGGTCATCAAAGTAATTTAGTCCTTTTTCCCACCAATCATCTTCAAAATGATCTCTTTTTATGTGTATACCTAAACTCTTATAGTAATCTATCACTAATCGCCAGCAGTCTAAAACTCCAAACTCATACTCTCTTCCCAACAAAGGAATTTCTTCTCTATCCGGCTGTAGGTGATACATTTCTCCCTCTGGCCAGCTAAAAATATAAGAATCTAAATTTAAAGTATTACATATTTTTATATCTGCTTCACTAGGTTCTTTACTAGCATCAGGATGACTATGTACAATAGCAACTATATCTGACTTTAAACTTGCTCTTATATAATCAGAGCTATCCATAATAAAATCATCATCGTCTTCTGAAACATTTTTGCAAGGAAACCAATGACTTTTTCCTTTTGCTACACCTATTACTCCGCATCCTTCTCTTGGATATTCCGCATCAAATTGATTAAATATTTCGGTTAAGTGATTTTGTATCATCCAAATTTCTTACTTCCTGGGAAGCCTCCAAAAGGTAGTTGCCCTTGTACTAAAACAGTACTAGGTACTTTATATTCTGGCGAAGCAGTTCCTGAATCAGAAAATTGACACCTGAATCTAAGAGCGCAGCCCGTCAAGCTTTTAGAACATTGTTCCCCCAGCTGCCAAAAAGAATTATGGTCTGGAGTAGCATTATGTGATCCTCCAGTTTGAGTTTTAGCAGAGACTTGCCATATTCTAGTATGAGTGTCGGGATCAGGGCTTATTTCTCCCCCACGATCATGTGCTACATATTCATTATAGTCTATATTCGTATATACGTTATAAGTAGTACTTGCACTATAAGTATCATAAACTCTTACTCTTCTAAAATTTGCATTTTCATCTCCGGGGGTTCCTGGAGTATCAGTGCTTCTTGTTGCTTGCCAATAATCATAAACAGTACCCGCACTTGTCAAAGCCCCAGTACTTGAAATTTTTTCAAAATTGCTTGTATCTGCAGTAGTTCGGTATATTCTATCCTGTACAACTGCTCCTGAAGAATAATTGGCTTCTACTGCATCTATATGTACGATAGGCTCATCTTTTTTGTTAAAATAAACTGTTTGAACATCTCCATTTCTATCTACAGTTCTTCCATACTCGCTCCAGCTACATCCTCCAA